ATTAACCCACGCGAGAGTTGTACTTTCCGTATTTTGAGTTGTACTCAGAGGTTTATGATGGCTGAAAATAATGATGGAAGCACGAATAGTTCACAAGATGATCCTGTTGCGGTTGAACCTACAAAGGTTGAAACTCCAACAATTGATCCAGAAATTTTAAAAAAGGCTGTAGATGATCAGCTTAAAGATATTAAAGCTAAGCTTGATCAAGCTTATAATGCAAGAGATGAAGCTTTGAAAAGATCTGCTGAATTTGAGCAGAAAAACAAAGAAGCTGAAATCGAGCGTTTAAAAGCAGAAGGGAAGAAGACCGAAGCAATGGAATTGGAATTAGCAAATATCAAAGCTAATAATGAAGTTTTAAAAAAAAGAAATACAGAGCTTTCAAGAGATATTTCTGTGAAAGATTTCTTAAAAAGCTATACTTTCAAAACTGATCGTGCGTTTAATATGGCATGGAAAGAGATCATCGAAGATCTAACTCAAAATGAAAATGGAGAGTGGATTAGCAAAGCTGGTGATGATCTTGAGAGCTATATAAAAAAATTCGCTGAAGATGAAACAAATGCATTTTTGTTCAAAGCTAAAGCCTCTAGTGGCCCCGGCTTAGGTACTCCTAATAATGCTTCTGCTTCTTCTGGAAAATCTCTATTTCAGATGTCTCAGGCAGAAGTTCTCAAATTGGCTGCGGAGGGAAAACTTCCGCGTAAAAGGTAATGTTTAAATGACTGTTAAATCTGATCTCGCTGGCGCTGATAATTATGTCCTCCAGGAAGCTATTTCTGGATATTCTGACGAAGCTTATACCAATGCCAAGAAGCTTTCTGGTACTGGTATTGTTGGTTCAAATGATCAAGTCGATCCTTCTACTGAGACTTTTACAGGACAGATTCGTTGGAGAAAACCTCTGAATCCTACTATTAATATTGCGTCTTTAACTGATTCGACTGCTGGTACTAAAACTTCTACTGCTCAGAATTTTCTCAGATATATCAAGACGCTTCGTACGCATGGTGCTGAAAAAGTTAACATGCAGCAGGTTGTTACTCAGCAGGATGGTCTTGCTAAGATTGGTAAAGATTTCGGTGAGACTCAAGCTCAAGATGAGCATAATGCTATTCTTGCCGTTTGTCGTGGTGTAGCTATTTCTGAGGCAGTTACTGGTACCGCTGTTGGCGGTGGTGGCACAGGTCTTGGCGGACAGACGTTTACTAATGATCCTACTGATCCTAAATATGGTTTTTACGTTGATCTTGGTGCAGCTAAAGTTGTTGTTGATGCCACTACAAGTATTCAGGGTGCGGCTCGTGCAGAGGGTTTCTTGAAGGCTTTTGGAATGGCCTATAAGGATTATGAGCCTGACTATGCCTATCTCGTTACTTCGCCTGAAGTATTTGCATCTTTGCGTAGTGCTAACTTGGTTGATCAGGACCATGTCGTTGAGGGTAATGTTCGCTTTAATACTATTTTCCAGGGTAAGTTCCGTCTGATTCAGACTCGTGCTTCTCAGGGCTTGTCTACTGCTGAAATTACTAAGCTGAATACTGGTGCTGGTGTTGATATTGTTGGCACTAAGACCTCTTTTATTGTTCTTCCTGGTGCTATAGCCATGGCTAATCTGGCTGTGCCTGAGCCTGTTGAAATTGGCCGCACTCCTAGTGCTTATAAGGGCGGTGGTACGACTGAGATTTGGTATCGTTGGGGCTATGTGCTTGCTCCTGCCGGTTATGACTGGGCCGGTAATCAGGAAGCTTTTGCTTCTGATGCTTCTTATCAGTATGTCGTGGAGAACGGTACTCCGAAGGCTCTCACTGCTGCTACCAATGTTCTTGCCGATACTACTGGTGTTTGGGTGCGTAAGTTTACTTCCGCTCTTTCTTTAGGCATTTTGCCGGTTTTCCATTCGTAAGAGGAACTATCTATGGCAACCCTGACTTTGTCTGCAGAAAATTGTTATGTTACATTGGAAGAGGCTGAAAATTATTTCATTGGTAGATTAGATTCCGATCAATGGGATGACACTACCATGGAAGAGAAAAAGCAATCCTTAGTAACAGCCACGAGATTACTTGATTTTGAGTCGTACTCGGGTGTTGCCGTAGATGTTTCTCAGCCTCTTGCATTTCCCCGTATAGGTTCATATTATGATCCTAAGATAGGTTCTTTAATTGAATTTGATGATGGTATTCCTGAAAGAATTAAACAAGCTGTTTATGAACTAGCTTATCATTTACTTACTAATGATAACATTTTGGACCAAAGTAGCTCTGTCGAAGAAATTAAAATTGATACAATAATGATTAAGAAAGTGAGAGCTCCATCAAAAATAAACGCTACTGTGTATAGTCTCATTGCACCGCTTTTGGAAAAAGGTTCTAGTAATCTTTGGTGGAGAGCAAATTAATGCAATATAGAGAGCTAATAAATAAACAAGTTAATTCTGTTTTTAAGGAATTAACAGATTTAAAAACAATAGTGACATTTTCAAAGAGTACACCGACTTCTTATAATTTCAATTCAGGTGGGATTGTCAGCTCATCTGTATTTACAAAGGATATTGGTGTAGTAGTTACAAAAACGGGGAAAGATACTAACAGTATTTTTAAGATGATTCTTGCAAAAAAGGCTGATATTCCGTCTTTAAGTTTTTATGATAAAGTAATAATTGATGATGAAGATTGGAAAATTGGTGAAAAAATAATTGATAATGATTTCATATTAAAATTTAAGGTATTTAGACCATGAGTAAGTACTTACCATTAAATTCTGCTATATTTTCTATATTTGGTTCTGATGAATGGATTTCTAATAATATATCTGTATATCCTCAAAATTTTAATGAAATCAATGATTCCGAATATTTAAGAATTTCTATAATCCCAAATTCACCAGGAATAAATCAAAAATCAACAAGTGGGCAACTGATTGTTGATATATTTATAGCTGCAGGTAGCGGTCCAACAAGAGCTACAACCATAGCAGATTTACTTGATTCGTTTCTAGTTGGGGTGTCAAAAACAACTACAGACGGTGTTGTTCAGTTTTTTAACAGTGCTGTTCAACCCTATGGAATTGACCAAGATAATCCAACTTTATATCGAACTCAATATACTCTTCCGTTCTCATTTTTTGGAGCATTGTAATGTCTCATATCTCTTCCATCGGCGCCGGAATGTATTCTGATCTTTCGGTTTCTGCGCTTAGTCCTGCTCTTACTGCTGCCCAGTTTGCTGCACTTGATACCTATGCTGAATTTAAGGCCAAGTTTGCGGCTGAAATCGCGTCTGTCGGCGGTGTTAAAGCGACTGATACTTTTGTCCGTGTTAAGAATGTTCGTGAGTTCCCGGCTCTTGGTACTCCGCCTAATGTTGTGAATGTTCCTGTTTATGGACAGGCCACTTCTCAGCAGATTCAGGGACAGTCTGATGCGCCTTCCATGGAAATTACCATTAACTACATTCCTTCCGAATGGGCTGCCGGTACTCTTCTTGGTGATATGGTTGGTGATGGCCTTCAGCATATTTTCCGCTTCTCGCTTATGAATGCTAATGTTACCGGTTCTGGCAATACCGCTTATGCTTCTCTTCCGGCTGGTCTGGGTACTACTCAGAATAGCCAGTATTTCTGGGTCGGTAAGATTGATGCTCTCCAGGTCAATCCTCAGCTGACTGACGCCAATACAGCTACTATTACTATCACCATGCAGTCTGAGTTCTTCGGCGCTTACACTGAAGACGCTGCGTAATCGATAAGGCAAAGGGGCTACACATGTAGCCCCTACAAAATAAGGTACAAATTAATGGCAGATAAACCATTTGATATGACATATGTTTTAAGTACAACCATTGCGCATATGAAGAAAAGTATTGATATTAGTATCACTAAGACATTCGATAGGATAAAGGATTTTCCAGATAATTCTGAAAAATCTAAGGAAATTTTTAAAACTCTCTCCTGGTTACA